GCCGGAGCGCGGGCCGGGTTCGTCCCCTCGCCGCAATAAACACTTTATCCCTTTAATTCTTTATCCCTTAGAGGGTTAACTAAATAAAAGCCCCGGTAGGGGCTTTTTGGTTTCACTTTTTTGAGCTAAAATTGTGTTAATTGCTTTACAGTTATTAACTTTGCGCCCTCTAATACATACATTAAAATATTAAAAAATTAACATGGCACTTACACAAGACCTTCCTATATCAAATTCGATGTATAAGCTTCTGAACCTTATCATTGATGCCCGGCAACAATTCCCCAAGGCGTTCCGGTATGAATTTGGTACGGAGTTGATGATGCTTGCCGTTCATTGTTGCGAATATATCCGTTATGCAAATACAGATATGAACCTTGAGCACCGTGCAGATTATCTGATGAAGTTTTTGTGTGAGTTTGATGCATTGAAATTACTGCTAAGAGTGTGTGAAGAACGACATTTGACCAGCCTGACTCAAACAGCCGAAATCTGTCTGCTTGCAGAGAGTATCGGTAAGCAAAGTACCGGCTGGTACAAAAAAACGGTTGCAGATCTCCAACGGCAAAAAGCTAACGGATCGCAACAAGTCGCAAAGCCGGAGTCATAATCGCCAAGGGGATTATGAGTGAGCAATTAGAATTATTTATTGGGCATCCCCCCGGTGATGAGCCGGGAAAGACTAAGATAGCGGATGCAACGGCTTCCAGCAGTTGGAACGTGAACTTCAACAACGGCAACGTCAACACGAACAACCGCCAGAACGCGAACCGGGTTCGTCCCCTCGCCGCAACAGGTAATATAATCTATGACATACTTCTTAGCAGTATTTTCGAAGCATCCGAAGATTGTGCCAGGCAGAAAAGAACGAGTACGGATTGTGTTGAGTTTTATAATGATTATCAGTCTGCATTGGTGCGGCTATGGTATTCTATTATTTACGGTGAATATGTACCGGACTTTTCAAAAGTATTCATACGGACTTACCCGGTATATCGGGAGGTTTTTGCCGCCGCTTTCATTGATCGTGTTGTCCATCACTGGATCGCTCTTCGTATCGAGCCGATCTTAGAGGAACGTTTTCGGGAACAAGGGAACGTCTCGAAGAACTGCCGGAAAGGTGAGGGATGTCTGTCTGCCGTGCACTATCTGAATAACATGATAGTCGAGGTCAGTGAGAATTATACTGCCGATGCGTACATTTTCAAAGATGACCTGTTCAGTTTCTTCATGTCTATCTCGAAATCGTTGGTATGGGAAATGCTGAACATATTCGTAAGGGACAATTATAAAGGCGATGATATTGAATGTCTGCTTTACCTTCTAGCCGTTACTATCTTTCATTGTCCACAAAATAAGTGTATCAGACGCTCTCCCGTCTCCATGTGGGACAAACTTCCCAGTAATAAAAGTCTGTTTCATAATGACCTTGACAGGGGAGTGGCTATCGGGAACCTGCCGTCGCAACTCATAGCCAACTTTCTGGCGTCTGTATATGATTATTTCGTGATGGAAATACTGGGATTCATATATTATGTACGCTTTGTTGATGACTTTTGTATCGTAGTGAAATCACCGGAAGAAATATTGTCCAAAGTCCATCTTCTTGATGGTTTCCTGAAAGAACAACTCCTTTTACGGTTGCATCCACGCAAACTGTATCTTCAGCATTATAAAAAAGGAGTCTTGTTTGTAGGGGCGTTCATTTTGCCTGGTAGAATTTATGTATCTAACAGGGTGGTTGGTAACACATATAACGCTGTCAGGAAATTTAATAGAATAGCTGAAAATGGATTTGCAGAAGCGTATGTTGAGAAGTTTGTGAGTACGATGAACTCTTATTATGGCCTGATGAAACACTTTGCAACGTACAATATCCGCCGTAAAATTGCAGCGATGTTGCTTCCTGAATGGTGGGAATATGTTTATATCGAAGGACATTTTGAAAAGTTTGTATTGAAGAATAAATATAACCATAGAAAACAACTAATTAAACATATCAAAAAACATGGATCAAAAAAATATCTTACCGCGTGGGATTGCTAAGCCTATCGAGCAACAGCCGGACGGAACTTGGATTGTACGTCATCACTTCCGGGTGGTTGGTACCAGTGAGAATGGTGAAGAACTGGTAACTTTTGCCAGTTCGGAATATCCCGAGAAACCTACCTTGCAACAGATTCAAAGAAGTATTGACCGTTATCGTGTGTGTCTAACAATGTATGGAGATACAATTTCAGACGAAATAGAAAAGGTTGATCTTTCCGTGTATATGTTTACGGATTAATAGTTCAATCTGTTGGTTGTTTAGGGGTGCTTATCAAGCATCCCTTTTTTATTTATGGAAAAAGTGAAAATTATAATGTCTTGTTTTATAGATATTTATCATAGAATTGATTTCCAAGATTTTCCATTTTTGTAAAACTCGTTATTATACTCAATACATTTGTTCCATACAGAATATTTTATTAATAATTAAACGCTATGAGTATGGGTATAAAAGTATTGTATGATTGGCTTTTGCAATCTAACCGACCGGCACACGTCAAAGCCGGGATGTTCGTCTTTGTTGTAATGCTTGTTTTCTGTTTCCTTCTATTAGGCATTGATTTCTGTAAATCTGCTATTGTTTCTTTAACGACAACCGCCATTGCCGCAATAGTGGTTGAGTACATTCAGAAAAAGTGCGGGTTCATCTTTGATTGGCTTGACGCATTAGCTACTGTTTTGCTTCCTGGGCTGATTACTGTGTTTTCAATATTGGTAGTAACTTTATGATTAATATTATGAGATGGTTATATGAGTTATTTAATGTAGACCAGATACGAATTATTTTCGTTTCGATGTTCAGTTCTCTTCTTGCTTATTTAACGCCGACTAAAGGTTTTCTTATAGCATTAGTTGTAATGTTTGGATTTAATATTTGGTGCGGAATGAGGGCTGATGGTGTTTCAATTATACGTTGTAAAAACTTTAAGTGGGATAAGTTTAAAAATGCCTTGGTCGAACTTCTCCTCTATCTTATAATCATTGAAGTAGTCTTCTCCTTTATGAGCTTGATAGGAGATGGTGAGAACTCATTGTTAGTTATTAAGACTATTACGTATGTATTTTCTTATGTATATCTTCAGAACGCATTTAAGAATCTGATTATTGCTTATCCTAGAAACAAAGGGTTTCGTATAATTTACCATGTAATACGTTTTGAATTTAAGCGGGCTACGCCTACACATGTACAAGGAATTATTGATAGAATCGAAAACGAACTAGATAAAGAGGAAAGATATGAAAATATTGATTGATAATGGTCACGGTGAAAATACACCTGGTAAACGTTCGCCAGATGGGAGATTAAGAGAGTGGGCGTATTCAAGGGAAATTGCTGATAGAGTAGTATCTGAATTGCGCAAGAAAGGTATTGATGCAGAACGGATCGTGAAAGAAGATACGGATGTTCCTTTGTTTGAGCGTTGCCAACGGGCTAATGCAATCTACAAAGAGACAGGAAAGAAGGCTATCCTAGTTTCTATTCATTGTAATGCTGCCGGTTCCGGTGCAAATTGGATGAACGCAAAGGGATGGAGTGTGTTTGTATCTAACAACGCATCAAGTAATAGCAAGAAGTTGGCTAGTTGTCTGGCAGAGGTTGCAGAGAGTATTCCAGTATCGGTCCGTAAACCTATGCCTGGACAACCATACTGGCAGCAGAATCTTGCTATCTGTCGCGATACGAATTGTCCGGCAGTATTGGTCGAAAACTTCTTTCAGGACAATAAAGAGGATGTTGAGTACCTTTTGTCTCGGGAGGGCAAAGAGGATATTGCTCGGATTCATATTGAGGGTATTGTTAAATATCTAGGCTTATGAAGGCTCTAATCTATATAACCATGTTCATGATGGCGGGAATATGGTTTGCTTCCTGCAAGACTTCCCGGAATATGGAAACTCAAAAGCAGATAGACTATTCCGGTGAATTGAGTCGTATTCAAAGCATGATTGAATCACTGCGAGTAGATGTAAGTAAGCAAACGAAGGTTACTACTGACAAGTTGAGTGATCTGAAGATTGAGAATAAAACAGTTTACTTGTCTGCTCCGGATTCAACAGGAAAACAACATCCGATTAAAGAAAGTACTACTACTGCATCCAAGCAGGACCAGGAACGGACGGAAGTTGATGAAACATTATCTATCACTTTACAGCAGTTTTCTAATAGTCTGGATTCTTTGAATTATAAAGTAGATGCAGTGCTGAAGCAAAAGGAAAAGGTTATTGAACTGTCATGGTGGGATTTACATAAAGATAAAATTTATATAGGTATTATAGTTCTAATAATAAGTGGATGGAGAGTATCCAAGTTGAGAAATAAGTAGTACTTTTACATCGGAATCCCTTTAATTCCAAATCCGCGACGGCGGAAATCATGCCCTGACCGAATGGCCGGGGCTTTCTATTTTGCAATTTGATGTGACATCTCTC